GTCCTGAGATCGCTCCTCCCATCTCTCAATGGGTAGATCGTGACAGCGGCACCTTTGGTGTTGAGAGCTTTGACTACGGTCCTGTGGAGATTGCTTCCGAGGTTGGCTGGGAGAACTACAAACGGGTAGCGGACGGTGTTGTCCGTATGCTTGAGAAGACTGGACTGTTGCATGGTTATTCGTTCAACAGTTGGAGTGATGTCGTCACATACGACGAAGAATTCATTGATACGTGGCTTAACTCGCCACAAACGTCGCTTTACTACTCGCTTCAAGTCATGTCGGATACTCAAGACAAGACTTCCGCTTACGCTTCTTTGGATGAATCCGAAGTTGATGACTACCTGGAATCTATCTTGAATGACCCTGCCCCATCTTGTAACTGCGGAGAGTAATGAACCCTTATCAAAAGCTACTTAATCAAAAACGTAAATGGACTCCAGTCAAACCAACTGCTGGAAAACTTGTAGATGGTGCTGAAGAAACAATCTACCGTGCCCTCGCTATGCGGCACATGGAACTCCCCGTTGGTGATTTCATTGAATCTGCGATTGCTGAAATTCCAGCTCTATCGGCAGACCTACTACGATCTAATGTCAAAGACGAGGAAAACCACGACCTGGCTCTCTCTTATGTCGCCAATGCTCTTGGCGTTGACCCAACGGCTGAGGCCGAAGCGAAGCGCATACGGGCGGCGTGGGAGGCGCATCCTGATCACTCAGTCCTCAAAGCACTTGTTGCCGAGCGTGCAATTTTCTTCGTTCTACTCCCGTTCTTCAGATTTAATGGTGACGATAGTCTCCGCACCGTCTCCGCTGATATAAGTCGAGATGAAAGAACCCATGTTGCTGGCAATAGCCTCGTATGTGCCGAACTTGGCCTTACTCCATCTGCAAGTCTCGACAAGTTGCGTAAGGCGACAATCGCTTGGGTGATGCAACCGCTTAACAATTCCTTAAGCAATAAATACCTGCAAAAAGATTTTTGGCTTAAAGCGAGTGACAACCTGATGTATCAGGGTAAGGCGCCTGAACTTGCTGATACTAAACGCGGTCGTATGATTAGCTTCTTTGAACATGACAACCGTAACCTCCCAATGTACGGCTAAGGTTTGCCGCACTTGCAACGAGACCAAAGACCTTGAAGATTTTTAATGCAATCTCCTACCTTTCTAAACACGCTTGAGTTCCAAGGGCTGCAACTGAGCAGCCTTGTCAACGAACTTGAAGAGAACTTCCCACCATTGAATCCCACCCCTAATGATTCACACGCATCAATCATGTATCTTGCTGGGCAACGTGCAGTTGTCGAGTGGATAGCAGATCGTCTTTCTAATGAATAACAATGGCAAAGAACAAAAACAACAACAAAAGCGACCACGGGGCACTAAGGGGCGCAGCCAGGGAGGCCCAATCACAGAAAGTCCAACAAATCAAGAGTACTCCTCAGGTAGGTCAGCGGCCTGGTGAAACTGTGACCTACGGTGCTCCAGGCGCTGCAAAACCAGCAAGGAACCAGTCAGTTGGCGGTTCTATTAGAGCTGCAGGAGCCAACGGTAACCTTAGCAGGAATGAGCTGCTAAAGATCAGTAAAGAGAGTGGCAAGAGTGCGTCACAGATTATTGCTCGCCTGGATAAGGTGAATAGCAGGCTTGGTGATAAAAAGAAAGCACCCATTGGCCTTGGTAGTGCTGCTGCGAATGCTTATACAAAGGGCAAGCTTGGTCCAACCAGTTGGCAGGACGCCGTTAACTCAGTCATTCCAGGAGCCATCAAACAGGGACCTATTGCTACTGGATTGTCTCAGATGAGGGCAACCACTACACCTATGCGTCAGGGTCAGGGTGGTTATTCAACACCAGGCATGACAGTACCAAAAGGTCAGCAAGTGTTTGGTAGCTTCAATGGGGCACCTCAACTGCAGATCAAACCGGCGTGGAATGCAAATGCTGGTTATGTTGCACCAACAACTCCAACAACTACAACAACTACAGCGGCTGGTACCACAACTGGTACTGGTACTGGTGATGGCGCAGCTGGTGCTGCTGCTGGCGCCACTACGCCGTTGGAGACTCTAGAGCCTGAAATGCCCTCAATCCAAGGTGGAACTAATGCTGCTTTGAATGGCAACGCTACAGGTATGCGCTCCAATAAATCATCTGGCAAGAAATCTGGTGCAGCCTCAAAGGGCACTAACCAGCTGAAAGTTAATAAGTCAAGTGTATCTGGTACTGGACTAAACGTCCGAGGATAACAAATGAAAGCTAAGAACAGGTACGATTACCTGACAAAAGATCGTTCCCAGTTTCTAGACGTAGGTGAGCAATGCTCTCAGCTGACCCTTCCGTTCCTCATCAATCAAGATGATAACAATCAACGGGGTGGTCGTGGACGCATCCATACACCGTGGCAAAGCGTTGGCGCGAAAGGGGTAGTCACTCTGGCATCGAAACTGATGCTAGCTCTACTGCCTCCTCAGACCAGCTTCTTTAAGCTACAAGTTAATGATGCAAAACTTGGTACCGATATCCCAGCAGAGGCTAGGTCTGAACTAGACCTGAGCTTCGCTAAACTGGAAAGGGTTGTGATGGATTCCATTGCAGCATCCAGTGATCGGGTTGTGATTCATCAAGCAATCAAACATTTGGTTGTTGGTGGTAACGGTCTGATCTATATGGGTAAAGATAACCTTAAGTTCTATCCGCTGAATCGCTACGTTGTAGAACGAGATGGGAACGGTAACGTCATTGAAATCGTAACCAAAGAAAAGATCAGCCGTAAGCTTCTACCGATCCTCCAGCAAGAGTTCCCCAAACCAGTTGGTGAGGATGGCTCTGATAATGATGAGGATGTAGATGTCTACACATATGTCCGTCGAGATAACAACCGATGGATCTGGCATCAAGAGGTCTTCGATAAGATCATCCCTACCTCTATTGGTAAGGCACCTATTGATGCAAGTCCCTGGCTCGTCCTTCGCTTTAACATCGTCGAAGGAGAGGCCTACGGGCGTGGTCGAGTCGAAGAGGTACTAGGAGACCTGCGCTCCCTGGAAGCCCTAATGCAGGCCCTTGTGGAGGGCTCTGCGGTAGCAGCTAAGGTTATCTTCACGGTATCCCCAAGCTCTACCACTAAACCACAGACCATTGCTCAAGCAGGTAATGGTGCAATCGTTCAGGGCAGACCTGATGACATTCAAGCGATCACTGTAGGTAAGACTGCAGACTTTAAGACTGCCTTTGATGTTGCCACTGTACTTGAACGTAGGATCAGTGAATCATTCTTGATTCTCAATCCTAGACAATCCGAACGCACTACAGCTGAAGAGGTTCGCCTCACTCAAATGGAACTGGAATCGCAACTCGGTGGACTATTCTCCCTGTTGACTGTTGAGTTCCTGCTGCCTTATCTGAATAGGAAGCTGTCGGTAATGCAACGTAATCAAGAGATTCCTAAGCTACCTAAGGGTCTGGTGAATCCTACGATTGTTGCAGGCATCAATGCACTTGGGCGTGGTCAAGATAGGGAGTCATTGGCTACCTTCTTTACAACGCTTGCTCAGACACTTGGACCTGAGGTACTGGCTAAGGAAGTTAATACCAACGAAGCTGTCAAACGATACGCAGCCTCGATGGGTATTGATGTACTGAACCTGATCACATCAATGGAAGATCAAGAAGCTGCTCAGCAGAAACAGCTGGGTATCCAGAAGGATCTTGAACTGACTAAGCAGACTGCTGCTCTGGCTAGTACACCAATGATGGATCCGTCCAAGAACCCACAAGCTCTAGAAATGATCAATGGACAAGGCAATCCCCAGCAGGCCCTCCAAGGTGAAGCTGCCCCCGGTCAGCAACCCCCTGCCGCCTGAAGTCCAAGCTGAGTTGTCGGCCAACCCTAATAAGTACGCTCAGCGTATCAAGGTTGGTCGGCCCACCTTGGGCAATGAAAACAAAGTCGAGACGATTGGTCTTGGCAATCTTGAAGTAACCACCACTTATGGCAAACGAACTGACGTATGATCCAACAGAAGCAGATGCACCTGAGTTCTCGGAAGAGGAGTTAGATGCCCTGCGTGTTGGCGAAGAACTTGCTGAACAACAAGAACAACTCCTCGCTGGTAAGTACCGTGATGCTGAAGAGTTGGAACAGGCTTACATTGAACTCCAACGTAAGCTTGGCGACCGAGCAAGTACCGAGCAAGAACCTGAAGAAGAGACCGAGCAAGTTGAAGAGGAAGAGTCTAACTATGACTCCTCTATCCTTGATGTGATCTTTGAGCAGGCACGGAATGGTGAGTACAGTGATGAGATCATCCAAGCAGTTAGCCAGATGTCTGGTGCTGATGTGATTGACATGCTGCTCCAACGTGGTGATACGGAACCAAGCGTTGTACCTCTTGGAGAAGAGGACATTGCTGAGTTCCAATCGATGG